AGATTGGTATAGTTTTAGTGGGGAGGGGTCTGTCTTTGACTCTTAACTCCATTTGTTTTTTTTAACGTTGATATGAGGACCTTTTTTACGAGCAGTTGCAGGGTCATAGGCTACTATATTTTCATCATCACTCTCTATACCTTTGGATAATTCCCAAAATTCATTTGAACCCAGTTTAAATGGTCCATGAGGTTCAGCTCTATACCAAAATATTTGGTCTTGTAAACGATTGCTCTTGGAATTATTGTTTATGACTAAACATTCATAATTTTCAGTACATTGGTCCATAATTTGTGAAAAACTTTCAAACGTTGGAAACATTCCCGCATAATTTTCATGAATGATTCTACGGTTTTTTATATAAGGCTCACGTAATATGAAGACAAAATCTATATTGGTTCTAAGATTGGGAGGTATGCCTAATGGGTATTGCATTGTGATGATAAGCATTATTTTCCAGTGACGCCCATTCATAAATAATAATCTCATCATTTTATCACGTGTCCATGATGCATCGTATAAACAGTCGTCTAATATAACAAACGCACGCGAATCAATCGTACTTCGCTTGTATTGTTCAAGTTCTTTTCTTACCTGTTTAAGAACTTGTCGTTGCCGTTTTAATATATTTTCAATGATGGATATGTTATATTCATCATGAATAAACAATTTAGGAATATGTTGGCAATAAAATCCATTTCCAGCTTCTGTTCCTGATATGACCGTTCCTATGGGTATATCTTGATGATGGTATAATAAGTCCCTTACCAGATAACTTTTACCAGTATCTCTACGTCCAATCAATACTACCACTGGTCCTTTATTTTCATCTGGTTTAAAACTAATGCTATTCATATTGAATTTACCAAGTTCTAGTTCACGTGACATTGTGAATAATTGAGAAATTAAAGAATTATATACACCGCAAGAATGGATAATTAGTTTATATATGTAATTAATTATATAATCACTGTTTAATGGAATTTACATATATAAAACCAAATCATACTGTTTTATTTCAAAGTGTTCTAGACGTCATGGGTGTTAAATCTCCACAAAATTATATACCTATATACAATCGGTTTTTTTCATTGACTCCTAATAATTACAATACAATTACGTTTAACCATACACGTTCCTTGTACGAAGTAAAGAATAAAGTTACTACCAATATATTTAACTGTACGATACAAACCGGTAAGGTACAAGAAGAACAGGACGTATATTTTAAATATAGTCCATTGTTAGACCCTTTAAAATATATAGTTGGACGATATAAGGAATATGATATAGGTTGTTTACCTCAATATACGTCGTTACAAGAACATGCAAAATGTCGTGATTCCAATAATTCTGCTTATATTGACGGTATGTTCAATTATTTATCCAATCAACTTTTACATCATTATGGTTTTTTTCATGGATTAGAATTTTACGGTTCTTTTATTGCCATGAAGAACACCTTTGAATGTGATATTTCAGATGATATAGAATATATAGCACAATCGGATTTTTTTAATCAACACAATGATACGTTATTTCATATCAATATTCCTATAACGAAACAATCTCCTAAACGAAGCCGAGGTAATAAACCTATTCTGGATATTGGTGAAGTCATAGACATTCCTTATGATACGATGGACCCCTTAAAGATATCCGTTCCGATTGAAACTGAATTAGAATTATTGTATTTAAATGATACACTTTCTACCGAAGAAACCTCACTCAACAGTGAATGCTCTTCCGTCTCTTCTAAAACAGAAGAGTCTACCTCAGACTCCTCTTCCACGAGTGGTTATTCCACGAGTGGTTATTCCACCATCGTGGAAGAAGATGTCCTTGCAACTCTACCGAATTTCCCTGTACATGTGATTGCGATGGAAAAGTGTGTAGAAACATTAGACGATTACCTTATCCATCACAAAGAAACCATAGGGGAAGACGAATGGCGTTCTATATTATGTCAAGTGGTCATGTCCTTACTGGTATATCAACGAACCTTTCACCTTACACACAATGACTTACATACCAATAATATTATGTATACCCATACCCATCATACCTATCTTGTATATACATGGAACGGGACCACCTTTAAAGTTCCAACCTTTGGAAAAATATACAAAATCATTGATTTTGGTAGAGCCATTTATCGCTTTCGTGGACGTATCCTTTGTAGTGATAGTTTTCATCCAAAAGGAGATGCCGCTTCACAATATAATTGTGAACCGTATTTAAACAAACATAAACCCATCCTAGAACCAAACTTTAGTTTTGATTTATGTCGTTTAGGGTGTTCTTTGTTTGATGTTATATCCGAAGATATAGATTATACTAGCGTAAAAGATACAGATAATACACACCGTATTATACTAGAATGGTGTCAAGACGATAAAGGACGAAATATTTTAGTGAAACAAAATGGTGAAGAACGATACCCTGACTTTAAACTATATAAAATGATTTCTAGAACCGTTCATAATCGTACGCCTGAAATGGAAATCAAAAAATCTTATTTCTCAACGTTTATAACACAAGAACCGTTGGATACAACCTTACCAACGATACACGTAAATGATTTTTCAAGTTATATAAATTAAGAATTACAATAATATATATATATATATATATATATGGCAACGCTTGGTCGCAATGACCATAAAATGGATGTAGGAGAGGAAGGTATTGTATGTAGTTGGCCCGGAGGAAGAACTTATACCATACCATGGAATCAATGTTTAATGAGTACTGGGAAACAACCTATGAATTTAAATGACTTAACACAAGACCAGAGATACCATATTGCCTCAGATATGATAAAGGATGGGTCAAATTCAAAATTATTTAGATACTTATTTAAAAGAGCATGGCCGAGTCCGAATCCAGCTGATTATACGGGATCTCTCAATAAAGATTTTTTAGATATGTCTAAGAATAATTCCTTAGAGGTACACGCCGACAATCTAACGACTATAGAATGGAATGCTTCAAGACCATCTAGGACCGTTCCAACCCATATTGTTGGGGTAACCCGTGATTGTGGAATTTCATCTAGCACGATTGCTCCATGGGCAGATTCAATCACAAGTTTTGCTACTGCCTTTGATACTGCAACCAAATCTGCGGGTAAAGTATGGCCACCACAAGGTGAAACCATTATATTGACTGAAGGGTTGTTTAAGGCGTTTGGTTATCCCGCTGGTATGTATCTCAAAGCAACCACGCTCTCTAACGAGGTATGGACATTTGAACTCATAATGTTTGGGAGAACCTTTAAAGGTAAAACCAACAACGAAAATTTAGATTTTGTTGAATTAAAAAATTTTACACAGGGCAACGACAAAAACAAACAATGGTTCAAGCAGAATCCATTTAAGGTAACAGGGGGTCGTATTGACCGCCAGCCTGGGGACTTTGTATCGTTGGGGCAGGCAAGTAAAACCTTTAATGATTATACACCGTATGAAACAACCGCATTATTAATAATTATATTAAAATCGCTTGGGGACAGGTTACAATGTTTATTTCATTTATTAAATTGGGTAGAACATAAACAAGGACCCCAAACAACCGTATTAATGAATACATGCGATGGTCCTGTATTTACGGTATCGTTACAATTTGGTCCGAATACAGCATTATTATATGATAAATATACGAATAAAGGTGATAAAAATAGATATCATAGATGTTTACTATTAGACCGTGTCGTTAACCCATGTGATACTTGTAGGAAAAAAAATATAATTAAAATCTCGGATTGTATTGATTCAAACAGTTCATTAATAAGATTATATACTACCATATATCATGATATTAAAAACTATTACGGGACTGTATCAAGTGAAAACTATATATTTAGACTTGAAACTAATGACACGTTACCACAGGTAACCGAACGTTTTTTTTTGGTTATTTTAAGACAATTAACGGTTTGTAATTATAAATTAATTCGGTTTAGGTCATTTTTAAAAAGTGTAAAAGTGATTGCACCGACGATTTTTGCCGATAATCAAAAAAATATCTTGACCCCTGTCGAACGTACGAAAATACATACAACCTATAATGAAATGTTAAATACTTCAACGAACGAATTTA